CTGATAGGTGCTTCTTCTGTAATGACAAGATTCTCAGGTGTATAGTCAAGAGGAACAAAACCAGGGAACGGAAAATCACACGTTGTAAATACACCATTTGGATCTTCCAGTAATAAATTACGATTACCAGTATTTTTTATATCACGATGTTGATAAGTACAACCAGGAATATCAATATCTGGTGGCTTTGTAATAGTTAAATAATGTGGGCTATAGATTTCTGGAACGTCTGGAATATATATTTCAGGAATATTTATGTCAGGTATATTAATCGAAGGCATCTCTTTTCTTCAATATTTCTACTTCTGAAAAGCATTTAGAACAAGATAAATTAGTCATTACTGAAAACTCAGGATAAGTTGGCATAGATTCATCAATATCAATATCACCACCCCAAATTAATTCAGTATCACACCAATAACATTTCATTTGATAATTGGCATAGATGGGCCAGTGACTTTTGGTAAACCTTGATCTAATACTTTTGGCATCATTCCAGAAACATTATCAAGAATCTCATTCATAACTCTTGATTTAAACTGTTCTGATGTTACATATTTGTATGCAAAGTACGTTCCACCACTCATAGAAGCTACCATTACAAATGAGACGATACTCAAAATGTTTGCGATTTTCTGAAACATGGTCAAAGAAGTTCTTAATAAAATGGTAGCACCACTTACTCTGATGGTGCTGTTGCTTCTTGTGGGGTTGATGCCTCTGTATCTGATGGCGGGGTTGATTCGGGTTCAGCTTCAAGAATCTGCTGCTCCAACAACTTCATCGCACCATTAATCTCATACATAGCAATCTGTAAGTTTTGCCTTTCTAATGCAAGTTGTTGTAATTTTGCTTTGTAATCCATAATTTAAGCGTAAAGTTTTTTGCCAGCAATAATAGCAGCATCTATGTCTGTAAAATCTTCTGATGTCCAGATTGATGTCGTACCATCAGTTTTCTTGTAAGTCTTGATAGTTTCAAGATGCTCTACGTTTCTTTGAATCATTTCTTTCCACTCTGCTTCAGTATAACTGTTTATAGGACTAGCAGTTTGATAAGCAGTGAAATTAGCGTCTGCATTAATTACAGTTACGCTATCACCAGCAGCAGAGAAGATTGTTGCAATTTCATCTGCGGTTTTTTCTTCCATGATAAAAAATTAGGTTACTTTTAGTTTACCCTGCTTCGAGGGCTGTGACTTTTGCGGATAACTCTTTAATAGCATTTACAAGGATTGGTACAAGTCTTTCGTATTTAACCCCATACCTCATTTCGTCATCTGTAAGATTACAAACTAACATATTATCATTATTATCTCCGTAGCCATTTGCTTTTTCTACTGCAAGAACTTCCTGTGCTAAAAATCCAACATTTATTTTTGATTTTTTCTTAGAACCATCTGGTGTACCATAAGGCTCTTCCTCTGTTCCATACCATGTTCTTTTATCCCATACATAAGTAACTGGTCTAAGTGCGTTAATCCAATCAAGTCCAATTTTAAAATCTGTTATGTCTGTTTTATCTCTTGAATCAGAACTTGATATTGAGGTATCAGAACAAAATAAATCAGTAGTATCATCATTACCTAAAACAACCCTATTACTTCCTGTTGTTATAATCCCACCTGGCGAAGTACTTCTACCAGCACTATCACCAAGACAAACGTTATTTGATCCAGTTGTAATGTCATTACCTGCCGCACGACCTATTAGTTGATTAAAACTACCAGTGGTTACATTTTGCCCTGCACCTTTACCAAAACCTGAATTGTAAGAGCCAGTTGTTTGTAGTTCTAAAGCAGTTTCACCACAACCTGTATTTTGAGTACCAGTTGTGTTTGTAGTTAGACAATGATGACCAATAGCAGTGTTAAAATGAGCGACTGTGTTATTTTCGAGTGCCTCATTTCCTAGTGCTGTATTTTTCTCGCCAGATGTATTACTACGCAAAGCATCATTTCCAAAACCACTGTTTGCATCACCTGTAGTTTGCTCACAAGCATCATAACCAAAAGCAGTATTTGAACCACCTGTTTGGTTATATGAAAGACTCTGATACCCAACAGCAGTGTTTCTAGTGCCAGTTGTATTGTTGAACAATGCTTGATAACCGACAGCAGTTGATTCAGAAGCTGTTGTATTTAATTTCAAAGCTTCAAAACCTATAGCTGTGTTCTGGCCGCCAGTTGTATTTGAAGTTAAAGCTGCACCACCCACAGCCACATTCTTTTCGCCTGTTGATGAACCTGACGCACCTTGTAATGTATCTTGTCCGACAGCAGTGTTATTACTACCAATGAAGTACCTTAGTGCATCTTTACCTAGAGCAGTATTATTACTTCCTGTCGTTTGCAGTTGCATGGCTTGAACACCCATTGCCACATTCGATCCACCAGTTGTAAGAGCTTGTAATGCAGAAACACCTACAGCACTATTAGTTGAACCTGTACTTACAGACCCAAGACACTCACTACCAACCCCAGTATTACTACTGCCAGTTGTATTTGCATCTAAACATGAATTACCCACGGCTGTGTTGTGTGACGCTGTTGAATTAACTCTTAAAGCATCTTTTCCAACAGCAGTATTGTTAGCACCTGTCGTATTTGATAGTAGGGCTTTATGACCACAAGCTGTATTGGCTGAACCTGTAGTATTTGCTTTACCAGCTTCAAAACCAACTGCTGCATTAGATACCCCTGTTGAGTTAGCGTCTAAAGCAGATGAACCCAGAGCAGTATTTTCAGCCCCAGTTGTGTTATTTTGCATAGCACTTTTTCCAATAGCAGTGTTATTAGAGGCCGTTGTGTTGGATAATAAAGCAACACTTCCGAGTGCTGTGTTATTTGCCCCTGTAGAGTTTGTTAATCCAGCCGAATATCCAACAGCAGTATTACTGTTTGGACTTGTTGTAGCACCTAAAGCATTAAGACCAACTGCAACATTGTACTGACCAGTAGTATTTGAATCTAAAGCGGCAGAACCTACAGCTACAAGGGAGTGTCCAGTTGTGTTTGATTTTAAAGCATGATAACCTACAGCGGTGTTGTTATCTGCGGTTGTATTTGCTCCTAAACTACTTCTTCCTACTGCTGTATTGTTTGATCCTTCAGTATTTGCATCTAAAGCCTCATAACCAATAGCAATATTAGCATCACCAGTTGTGTTTGATAATAATGCTTGCGATCCTAATGCTGAATTTTCTGTTCCAGTTGAGTTTCCTGTTAAGGCATCAGTACCAACGGCTGTGTTGTCACTCGCTGTAGTATTTGCCCTTAGAGCATCTTTTCCTACGGCTACGTTCCTAGCACCAGTGGTGTTGGTAAATAATGATTGCATACCAAGACTAGTATTCGAGTCCCCAGTTGTGTTGTTAGCTAAAGCCTGAGTTCCTAAAGCAGTGATATTGCTTGCAGTTGTAAGATCTTCACAAGCTCTATCTCCCACTGCCGTATTACTTGCTCCCGTTGTAGCTAAAGTTAAAGCAAAATATCCAACGGCTGTATTGCTACTAGCAGTTGTATTAGCATCTAGAGCAAATGCACCAACGGCTACATTTTGTGTTCCAGTTGTGTTTGACCCTAACGAATTAACACCTACAGCAGTGTTGTTATTAGCTGTTGTATTTGCTGTTAATGCTCTTTGACCAACACCTGTATTGTTACTACCTGTTGAATTAGCATCCAAAGAATTATGTCCGACAGATACGTTTGAATCTCCTGTTGTGTTTGCAGTTAATGAGTTATAACCTACGGCTGTATTGTTATCAGCAGTCGTATTATCATCTAAAGCGAAAACACCCACAGCAGTGTTTTGTGCACCTGTTGAATTTGCTTCCAAGGCTAGAGAACCCACGGCTGTGTTAGCTGCACCAGTGGTATTTGCTCCTAAAGCATTTCTTCCTAATCCAGTATTACTATTTCCTGTTGTATTAGCATCAAGAGCAAAAGCACCTACAGCAGTGCAATGTGCAGCAGAAGTTAATGCACCTAAAGCAGCTTTACCAATGGCAGTATTATTTTCCCCACTAACAGAAGCATCTAAAGCACTTTCTCCAAGAACAGTGTTACCAGCAACAGAGTTTGCACCTTTACCTACAGTAATAGAATTAATCGTTGCATCAGCAGAGGAAGTAACACCACCAGTAAGTGTTCTTAAATCAATCCAGCCATCATTTGCTGAATTACGCATTTTTAAAATATTATTACTTGTGTCAGCCCACAACATATATGCAGCAGTGGTACTAGGAGCAGAACCAGAACTGTTATTAGTTAATATTGCTTGCAGTACATTATTTAAATCAGTTCGGACATTAGCTCCAGTGGAGTTATCTATAACATAATCGTGAGTAGCCATTACCTAATCCAATTTTTATTTAAGTATATCTTAATTCAACTCTAACTACCACGCCCAAATCCCGTTGCAGCATATTTGAAATTTCTATTAACAAAACTAGATCCATTCTTTATATCAATCGTAAATCCTGTTCCAGAAATACTGGACAAAGCAAAGAAATCTCCTGATTGTGCATTTTCTATAGTGATTCCAATATTAGGCAAATAAGCAGAAGTAGATCCTCCAAGTTCAGAAGTTCCTGTAAAGAAAGCGTGTTGGAACGTAACTGCTTTACTTGATGTACCAGATGCTATTGCAGTATTTACAGTTTCAGTTCTGCTATCAAGTTCTGCTGTATAGCCCAACTGATCTATTTCAATAGATTGTGCAGGGTCATCTGAATCCATCTGACATCTAAATCTAAATCCTCGACCAATAAATGTTCCATTTGCAAGTGTATTGAATTTAGTAAATCCTGCTCCAATATTACAGTTGCTACTTGATATTGTTGCACTAGATGATGCTGTAACAGTAAAAGTACTGCTACTTGGAACGGATTGAACTTCAAAATATCCATCAGTTGCACCACCACTTGTGAAATCAATATCGACAAAAGTGCCAGCACTAAATCCATGACTAGATTTTGTCACTGTTATTGTCGTTCCAGATTGCGTGTAGGTAGCTGAATCAGATGTAGCTGGATCGCTGTCAGTTGTTGCTACCAACAGTTTTGCATTAACATCAAATGCAGTAGCACCATCAAAGTCTGTCCAAGTATCTATGTTTGCTGTTCTTTTATCAATCAGATCATTAGGATAAAAACCCTGTGTAACAAAATGACGTTTCAATCTAAGTGGCTGTTTACCACCTAGATCCAGCTTAGAAGCAAAATCATAATGACCACCAGTAATATCAACAGCACCTAAGAAGTCAAAATCAGGGATAGTATCGAAGTCAGTTACATCATCTAATGTTTCCAACGATCCAAGAACAAGTCCATTTACATCATCAGAAAAGAAACAATCAACTTTATCTCCAGCAAAAGGTGTCGCATCAGTATCTTCTCTATCTGCTAATACCAGTAACTTGGGTACAGGATCAGGAGTAGTTACAACAACAGAAGTTTCTCCAGAACTTAGTCTGCCACCATCATCTCTAAATTTTAAAATATATTCTCCATCTACTGCTGGTACTAATGTTTCAGATACGTTTCCTGGTAGGGCAGGAATAATATCAACAGAATTAGTAAATGTTCCCGTTCCATCTGTTAGGTTACTATGTCTGACAACCACGTTTCCACCATGCGTAACATCAATATCTGTAGCCTTGTCAAAACGTAATCTTATAAATTGATCTGACACTGGTTCGACAAGTAATCCTGTAACATCCTGTGGTACTGCTGTCTTACCAACAGCTTCAAAGGTTAAATTAGTAGAAGTTGCTGATAGTTGATCTAAAACATTGTATGAAAACACTTGGATTGTATAAGTTCCTTTTCTACTGTTCATTATTTCAAAATCAGGTCTTGAAACCTTTTCACTTATAAAGTTTTCATCTTCAAATCTATAGTTAACCTGATACTGCACAACACCGACAATAGGCTGCCAACTAATAACAATTTTTGATACAGCCTGATTATTGATAGGAAATATTCTTTCAACAGCATTTAAACCAGAGGGAGGTTCAGTAAGAGAATTTAATTTTGATACAGTTCTTGCTGTTAATGCTTCGCCATCTTCAATAAACGCATACTTACCTTCAACATAAGATAAAGCTGTAATCGCATAATTTATGCCATCATTTTCTTCTACTGTTATTACTCTGAATAATTGAGATTGAGTGGTTACGTTTGATATAAGAAAGTTTGCATTTACATTAGGAGTCTGAGAGAAAGCGGAACTTACAGTGATAGTACCACCTGAGACAGATGAGATTGCCTTACTTTCAAACGATCCATCGGGTAAAATTACAGCTAAAGTTGCATCTCCAACAGGATTACCACTGGCATCTAGAGCTAAATCAGTTGCAGAGGTATCATCAACAGTAACAACAGTAGTGGAAGTAACAGCAGATAATCTTCCTCCTCTCCTTATTCCTGCTCTTACTGGATCTTGAATCTCAATAATCGCACCTGGTCTTACCACCACACCAGAATCAATAGAAGTATTAAAAGCAACAACTTCTGATTCATTTTGTTCTGCAAACAATATTGCTTTACCTAATCTTCTGGCCTGACCTCTTGAAGTACAGGCAAATGCTTTTACCTGTTTTACAACAGTACCAATTTTAGATATTGCAGTTGCATCTTCAACAACTTCAAAGTCAACTTCCTGACTATCCATGTTGAAATATGAAACAGATATAACACTATGTCTAGTTTTTAAGCTACTGCCAGAATATGAAAAACCTTCTGAAGTTACGTTTGAAAGATTGAATAAATAACTAGGATCTGTAGGTTTATCTTGTGTAATCGTTATTGTTCCAGCAGACCATATTGGCATACACCTCATAACACCTGCTAAATCATTTATTAATTCAAATGCTTCTTTAGGACTTTGAATATTTACATTACAACTAAATCTAGCTTCTTGTCCTCCTGCACCATCATCAACAAGAGTGTTAGCAAACTTACTGGCATTTACAAAACTAAAAAGATCAAGAGAACTATCTGTAATATGATCTCCAAATCCGTACCTTGAGGTCGTGAGAAGGTCGAGTAACACCATCGAAGGGCACGAGGTCCACACAGCAGCACCCATAACTCCATTAAATATATAACCATCAGGATAAACAATACGACCAGTATTACTATCAACAGTAGGAGTACCAGAACTGGATGCACCTGCTCCTGGAATCCTTACTTTTATTCCTCTGATTCTAAATTTACGAGCAGGAATAGAACTAAACTGCATTGAGTCTAGTCTTATTGAACTATATGCACTATTTAAATAAGTTGAAGCATCATCAATAATTTCTCCAAAACTTGTCCACTGAAAACTGTCTCTTAAATTAGTATCTGTGCTATCTGCCGTGACTCTACTAACTCTTATATCTACAGGAAATGATCCAGTAATGTCTACACGATAATCTTTTTGGTACGCATCTCCACTTCTACCTCTGATAGTGTCAGTAATAAGATCAGTGAAACCACCAGAATTATATTGGACAGCAATCTTAAGCTGAACAGAAGAACCTAATAAATCTCCAGAATCCGTAGCTTTTTGTAATTGTGGAAATGTAATAGATACTCTTACAGCATCAACATTTGTATTTGTTATCTGACGAGTAACAGGAGTGCTTGCAGTGACTTCTACACCGACACTTGTTGTTGATACACTACTTTCAATTCCAGGTATTTTTGTCTGATCTCCAGTGCCAAATCGAGGAGTAAAACTTACGTCTTGAAAATTAAAATCTACAGTTTGAGGATCTGTGGAATCTGCTGTTGATCTTAAAACTGGAGTGTCATTAAGGAATACATCTTTTAACGCAGCATTGTTATATGCAGTTGTACCTTTTGTTCTTCCTTCTTTAGATGCTGTTGCAAAACCCTCTATCTCTCCTTCTGACACAAGATCAAGAAAGGTTGCAAACTGCCTACTGTGTAAGGTATCAGGTTCTCTTGTCGGTTGCGGAGGTGATGGAGGTGGATCATTACCTTTTGCACCCCTAATAAGATGTTTCTTTTCAATCATGCCTGTACCTGTTCAGTATCAATACTGCCACTTATTACAACACTACCAGTAAATATTTCTCCGTAAACTAAAGGAACAGGAGTTCCTGCTCTTCCTGTCTGTTGCGTTCCACCGAAACTAAATGATAATCTAGGATCTTCTTCTGATTCAAATTTAGGAGGTTTAGGTAAAGGAAATAATAATTCAGATACACCTTGTAAAGCTAGAGAAGCACCTACATAGACTAAACTTTTTGCTAAAAAACCTGCATTTGCAAAACCAAAACCTGTACTGATACCTTGTGATAACTGTAAACCTTGTGGAACAAAAAATGCTAAACCAATTAATGCTGCTCCTAATAATATCTTTCCAAAACCCCTACCAGCACCAGTAATAACAGGAATAAAATGAATATCTTCCTGTCCAATAGGATAAGAAAGTTCTGATTCATCTATTGCATAATTACCAATTTTTACCTGATAATGTTTAGGATTCATATATTTTTCTATTCCTTCAAAATTATTTATTAAAAAACTAACAGCATGACGTAAAGTGTCTGCTTTCACTTCAAATTCTTTATGTCCTACAAATTTTGCAAGTTCTCCATATAATTTTATTTTACGAAGCATAACGATACCTCT